CGGGTTTGTTCAGTTGCTCGCCGATCCATTCTTGGCCACGGCCAATAAAAAGTTCCGGTCGCCGTCTCGCCCAATTAGTTCTCCACGGATACGCAACTTTATGAATGTCATGCCGTATTCAGAGCCGGCCCGTCGGCCCACGCCTCCGAGAACTCCTTCGCGTGTCCCGTCCGGGAATGGCAACGGCGCCGGAGGCTCCCGGAACGCGGCCGACATTGCGCGGAACATGTTGGGGAACATGAAGGGTGTGACCATCACGAGCGGTGCGTCCCGTCCGAGCGCCGCCGAGTTTCTGCGCATGTCACCTCGTTCGCGCGCGGCGTTCATGACTGGTCCACGGGCCAGAAACGAAAGCCGCACGGTGATGGTCCGTAATGTGACCAAAGGAAAGGGACCAAACCGTGAGCGCCTGACGGCCCGTCGCGTACCAACCGGTGAGACACGTCGCATGGTTGTGATCGGGAAGGGTCGTTCGCTGGTCACCGCTCCAAAGCCTGCCCACATGAACATGGCGACGACTCGTCGCGAATCTCTCGGAATGGGACCGCGCCGGTCGCCTGTTCGACCCAAGTCACGGTCGCCTGCTCGTTCGCCGCTGGTGCGCGCTCGTGTGAATGCCGGTACGCTGTTGAACCTCTATACCAAGACACACAACGCACGTACGACCACGAAACGCACTCTGAAGGCCCATTTGGTCAACCGTGGCTACGCACCCGAGAGCGCCAAGCGCGAAGTGGCCAGTTGGCTCCCGAAGTGGGAAACGTCTCGGCGCAATCTCAATGAGGCGACCCGTCTGGCCCGGATCGGCGTGAACATCAACGCGCGCGGGTACGCTCCAAATGTGGCGGCGATTGCCAAGCGGCGCTCGACGCTCAAACTGGCCAAGAGCCCAGGGGGCCGGGTTCGTAAAAACAAGGCGCTTTTGTTGTCCAAAACAAAGGCTGAGCTGGTCCAACTGGCTCGGGCCGCTGGTACGAAGACGAACGGCACGAAACAGGAAATTGTGAATGCGCTCTTTGGCTAAAAATTAACTCAACTATAGGTAATAATGGACGGTGTCGCCATGAAATTGTCTATCGTCGTGATTCTGGCCGTCCTCGGGTACTTTATCTGGACCTGGTGGCAGGGCCGGAACGCAGTCGCTCCGGCGGCTGTGGCCGAACCGACCGGCGTGGAGCACTACCAGGCTCCGCCGACTGATCCGATTCCACAGGAACCAGGTGTCATCATGTACGGCACCAACGGGTGTCCGTGGTGCGTGAAGCAGAAGGAGTACTTTGCAGAGAAGAAGATCGAGTACACCTTCAAGGATTGTGACAAGGGTGAGTGCCCCAACTTTGTCTCTGGCTATCCAACCATCGTCAAGGATGGCAAGGCGATGCCTGGCTATCAGGAACTTTGAAATAACTCTTGATTGAACGAGTCGTCAAATAATCTACACTTTTGAAAATAGTCTCAAAAGCCTTGGCTCCGACCAAAGGCTCCAAAAGGTCACAGACGGGCTTTTGGAGTTGGTGTTCGAAGTAGTACGTATAGTCAACCGGAATCTTGTTTTCGGCCACAAACGCCGGGTCTTCCGCCTTTTCGCACAACAGTCCCGCTCCCTTGACAATAAGAAATTGGACCCGGTCACCGTTTTGTGGTTCGGAACCTGGTGCACGCTTGCGAATCTTGTCCCGGACTTCGACGTGTGGCTGACGTGTCTTGTAATCGCTCCCGAGCTGCTTGGACATGAGCAGGTCGCTCGACGAAATCTTTCCGGCCAAAAGGTCACGGCCGCTTTGGCGCGCATACTCGATAGCCGGTCTCGGGTCGTTCGATTCGAGCACAAGATTCAAAAGATGTTTGAGAACGCCTCGAACGTAGCCGCACGTGTCTCGCCGAACCACCTGCAGACCCTTGACGTCAATCTTTTTGAACACCACCTTGTCACCCTTCTTCTCGTACATCTTGGCGGCGTACCGCTTCTTGCTGTACAAAAAGTACGGACAGTACACCTTTTCCAACTCCAGGTCGTTCGGTGCCCGGAAAAGCTTGGAACATTGTTCAGATGCCAGCTCACCCTGTGCCCATGAATAGTCGATCGCCTCTTGGCCTTTACGTCCCTGGACATCAAATTCAACCATGACTGAATCAGTATCTCCGTACCTCACCTTGGCGCCCGGAAAGTGCTCCTCAACATACGTCTTGGTCTCATCAATCATTTGTCGACCTCGGAAAGTAACTGTTGATGCGATTGCGAGAAGGGGAAGCATGCCCTTAGACGCGCCAGTAAACCCATATACCGAATTCATAGATATTTTGTACGCGAGTTGTCGACCGTTGTACACCGCCTCGAGCGGCGTTCCTTCCGCGGCCGCCATGTCGCGCTTCGCCTTTTTGCGAAAGGCGGCCAGCTCGTTCAGAATCTCGGGCAACAGACTCGGGACGCCTTGGACAAACACATGCGGTCCGTAGGTTTCGTACGTCACACCCGGAAGGTCCAGATAGCGCTTGTCCATCACGAGCGTCGAGTAGCACAAGTTGTGCGCGCGCATGATGGACGGGTACAGCGACGCAAAGTCGAGCGCCGTGACCGGTCCGTAGTACGCACCCGTCTGTGCTTCCAAAACGGTCGCGCCCTGGTACTGGTCCTCCGGTGGTGCGTTGCGGTCGACGCGCATCGTCGGAACCATAAATCCCAACAGTCGAGCTTTGCGACACACCTGCGAAAACACTTTGATTTGTTGCCCGCGCTCACTCAGATAGGACAACGGAACCCACGTCGCCTTGGCCATCTCGAGCAGGTTCGGAAGCATGCACAGGTGTTCGGCGATCCGGTGAGGAAGTTCCGTGTCCTTCAGACAGTACTCGGCAACCTCACCGAGCTTGACTGGATCACCGTCGTGAAAACGCTGGAAAATCTCACGGACCGGCATGTCAATCTTCTGGTCGCCCAGGAACACCTTCGAGACGTTGTTCAGCGAGTAGCTCTCCAGTTTGTGTTCGCGCTTCACATCCTGAAACATGTCAAACACGTACCGACCAACCATAGGCACCATTTTGAGCGTATTGGATCCGAGCGCGCTCGATGACAAGTTTTTCGTGACGAGTTCGACCGACACGTCATTGAGTCGACCCCATACGAAAGCATCCGGTGGACACCCAGCGACGACCGACCGGGTGTACATGTACTCGAGGTCAAACCCAAAGATGTTCCAGCCGGTGATAATGTCCGGATCGAGCTCGTCACGGATATACTCTGCAAACCGTTCCAACATGGCCCGCTCGGAGGAAAAACTTTCCGAATCGGCACATGTCGTCTCCTTGACGCAAAAGACTTTGCGGTCATACGGAACACTGTTCACGCGGGTCGTCACGGCAATCTGGAAACAGACATCCGCCTTTTCGAACGCGGACGGAAACGCACCCGTCTTGGAATAACACTCAATGTCAAGCGATGCGACTCGGAGCGGCGCCATGTCGTCACGACTGACCGGTTTGAGCGTTCGCCAATCGCCAACGACCAAGTCGACCGTGCACGACGAAGCATTTCCGGGCCGACCTTTCGCCTTGAGCCAGCCGGTCGATTGAATGTCGGTCCGGTGCATGAGGCGAAGCACCGGGTCGAGATTCGCCTCGTAAACTTGATACTTTTGGTTCCGACAGGCCCACTCGCCACGTCGCATGTCCGAAAGCGTCTTGAACGTCAACTTTGCAAATGTGTGCTCGGTCTGGTTTTGGAAACCCCACAAGTCGCGCCGTTTGACGCACATCGGCACTTCGACCAGCGTGTCGAGACGCGGTGGCGATTTTCCACCCGGCAGCTTGACAAAAAAATATGGCTCAAAAGGTGTTTCGACGTGGACGCTCCGACCATCCTCTGTCCGGCCAAAAATGTCAATCGTCAGTGACGATTCATCTTCTCGGGTCGACCAAGCCACGGCCTGAAACGTCACCTCTTCGGTCATACACGTGTATCGGCCCACCTTTTTAAACGAGCCTGACAAAAAAAGGTTTTGTCCACAGCGTCACCAGCGTGTCACGGTCTATTCATCTCAAACACACAAATGGCTCTCATCCACGCCCACAACATGCTTGACGAGCTGATGCGCAACCTGGTGACTCGCATCGCCGAAGGTGAGGGTCTTGACGTTGACGAGCTGGTGAACAAGTACCTGGGTCCGGAGGCCAAGCCCATCGAGAAGACTGTGCCCAAGAAGCGCACGGCCAAGGTGACGGTGACGGAGGCGACGACGACGACCAAGTGCACGGCGGTGACGGCCAAGGGAAAGCCTTGCCGTTTGAATGCTCTGACCGGGACGTGCATGTGCAGTGTTCACACCAAAAAGGGGGAGTCGACTCCGGCGCCGAAGAAGACGCGCCGGCAGACTCCGACGCCTGAGCCGGAGGACGAGGCGGGCCCCAGTGCGCCTCCCGCTCCGAAGAAGAAGCCGACCAAGAAGAAGGTGCGCGTGGCGGCCCCGGAGCACACGCACGAGTTGGACGACGAGGTGCACACGGACTGTGAGTTGTGCCAGACGCACGGAAGCGCTCTGGCTGAGAATGACACGGAGGAGTTTGAGACGGTGGTGAGCCCGCGGCGTTCCCTGCGCGAGCGACTGATTGCGGTGGCCGAAGAGGAGGACAACTACGACGAGGAGTAAAGAAGAAATGCAATGTGTATGTAATGAAGATGCTTGCGCCAATTTGGCGTTCCGATGACTACTATCGTCTGCTTGCGCGTCACGGTTCAACCCCCGAAGAAATTGAAGCATTGCGTGCCCAGACCATCCCCGAACACATTCATGTCGAGCGTCAGGTTGTACAGGAGAATCATCCCGTGTGTGGTGAGGCTATCGCCGCTTTGTTTGAACGGGCAACCACCCGTCCGCCGCTCAAGGCTTTGACGGATGCCATGCGCGCCGATGGATTTCCCGAGTCGGCAATTCACAGGGCCCGAAACGCCCAGGCGAAACGCCGCGCCACGAGCGAGAAGCGTCAGGTTGAATTTGAAAAGTTGTTCGGCAAGTACAATGCGCGTTCGACTCCCGCAGTAAAAAAGGTGCTCAAAGCAGTAAAGAAGCGATGAGTCATAGCTGGGCAGACATTATGGACGAGACTGACCCTCCCAAGCCGGTTGTTGTACGTCGGCCGTCAATCAGGCCACGGGAACCGTCGCCGCCACCGGCACCGCCGCCGTCTCCCAAAGACTTAAAATGACGACACACCTTTCGTATATGGCTGAACACTATCAAAAACTTACACACGTCGAGCACATCCTGAAACGACCTGACAGTTATGTCGGGTCGCTCATTCCGGATGTACAGGACACGTGGCGCCACACCCCGGAAGGGTTTGTGCGTGCACAGGTGACGGTCGCACCCGGACTTGTTAAAATTTTTGACGAAATTCTGGTGAATGCGATTGACCAGCATACGCTCCATCCCAAAAAGGTGACCCGGATTGACGTCTCGTGGAAGCCCGACGGCACAATCACGGTCAAGAATAACGGTGACGGAATTCCGATCGAGAAGCACGCGACCGAAAACGTTTGGCTGCCCGAACTCATCTTTGGGCACCTTTTGACATCCTCAAACTATGACGATACGAAGGAGCGGGTGACCGGCGGTCGGAACGGTTACGGCGCCAAACTGACGAATGTGTTTTCGAAAGAGTTTTCGGTCCGAATCATTTCGGGCGGGAAACGTTACATTCAACATTGGTCGAGGAACATGGCGGTTGTGGGCCCGCCGGACATTAAGGATGTCAAGGGTGCCGGCGGTGTCGAAATTACATTCGAGCCGGACTGGGCTCGTTTTGGCGGGAAACATCTCGAGGCGCTCCAGACTATCGTGACGCGCCGTACGTGGGACGCGGCCATGTGTTGTCCAAAGGCGCACGTCTATCTCAACGGCGAGCGTCTTTCGATCGATTCGGTCGAGTCGTACGCCAAGATGCACACACAGGGTCCACTCGTCGCGCTCGGAAAGGATATCGTCGTGGCGCACACGGACACGGGAAAGTTTGAACAGGTTTCGTACGTCAATGGTATTGCGACGACGCAAGGTGGTACGCACGTCGAACGGTTTGTCGCACAGCTTGTTGCGTCGCTCGGTCTCAAGGATATTCGGCCGGCTCAGGTCCGTGCGTCCCTCTGGGTGTTTATGCGGGCGACGCGCGACCGGCCCACGTTTTCTTCTCAAACTAAAACTGAATGCACATCAAAAGATACGACCGAATATGTTTTCCGTCCTGCCTCCGTCAAAGCCATCCTCGCATGTGGTCTTGCTGATGATATCGCTGCACTTACTCTTGCAAAGACGGAGAAGGAACTGAAGAAAACGGACGGCACGAAAAAGTCACGTGTCAACGTGGCCAAGCTCGACGATGCAAATTGGGCCGGGACGGCGCGGTCGCACGAGTGTACCCTCATCGTGACCGAGGGAGACTCGGCCAAGACGCTCGCGGTGGCGGGTCTGTCGGTCGTCGGTCGAAACTCGTTCGGCGTGTTTCCTTTGCGCGGCAAGCCTCGAAACGTTCGAGACGCATCCGTCAAGCAACTCACGGACAATCAAGAGTTTTCGGACCTCAAAAAGATTTTGGGGCTTCAGCACGGCAAGACGTACAAGTCGCTTCGCGAACTTCGGTACGGCCGACTCATGATTATGACTGACGCCGATTTGGACGGCAGTCACATCAAGGGTCTTGTGCTCAACATGATTCATCACTTTTGGCCCGAGCTCATCCGGCTCGGGTTTGTCGTCGCCATGGTGACGCCTGTGATCAAGGCTGGTTCGACCTGGTTTTTCACCGAGTCGGCGTTTCGCGAGGCGGCACCGCGCGGCGCGGTCAAGTACTACAAGGGTCTCGGTACATCGACGAGCGCCGAGGCCAAAGAGTACTTTCGCCAGATTGAACGCCTGACTGTTCGTTTTGATGCCGACCCAGAGACGGACACGTCGATGACGCTCGCGTTTGCAAAGTCTATGGCCGATTCGCGCAAAGAGTGGCTCGTCCGTCATATGGACACAAAGCCGGCCGGCATTCCGTACGGACATGTCGAGCGTCTGTCCGTGACCGACTTTGTTCATCGCGACCTGGCCAACTTTTCGGCCGAGGACATTCATCGGAGCATTCCGCACGTCGCAGACGGTCTCAAGCCCAGTCAGCGCAAGGTGCTCTACGCATGTCTGAAACGCAACCTGACGAGCGATATGAAGGTGGCCCAGCTGGCCGGTTACGTCGCCGAGCACACTGCGTACCACCACGGCGAAGCGAGCCTCCAAGGGACTATCATTGGTTTGGCCCAAAACTTTGTCGGGTCGAACAACGTTGCGTTTCTCGTGCCGAGTGGTCAGTTTGGAACGCGTCTCATGGGTGGAAAGGATGCAGCCAGCCCTCGTTACATTTTCACGCGTCTGGCACCCTGTACGCGCAAGGTGTTTGACCCGTCGGACGACCCGGTGCTCAAGTACACCAAGGAGGATGGCCAGACGGTCGAGCCCGAGTGGTACGCGCCGATTGTGCCGACCGTGCTGGTTAACGGCGCCGAAGGTATCGGCACGGGATTTTCGTGTTTTGTTCCGCCATACAAGCTCGCGGACATTCTGACGAACATTCGGAATGCGCTCGACGGACACGCGATGGTTCCCATGGTTCCGTACTATGAGGGTTTTCGCGGAACCGTGACGCGCAAGGGTGACCATTCATGGGTTTTGACGGGTACGGCCGAGGTGTCCGGTGGTTTTGTGCACGTGACCGAGTTGCCTCCCGGACGATGGATTCAGGATTTCAAAGAGACGCTGGATGAACTTGTCGACAAGGGCACGGTGTCCAAGTACGAGAATCACTCGACCGAAACCAAGCCTGACTTTCGAGTGTGGGGTCCGGTCGAGGCGCTCAACCTTTCGCGGACGATTCACACGTCGAACATGTATCTGGTTGGACCGACCGGCGCAATCAAAAAGTACAACAGCCCAGAAGAGATTCTGGTGGACTATCTTGAGATGCGCGTACGGATCTATGCGAAGCGCAAGGCGTACACACTGAAACAGATCGAGACCGAGGTTGCATGGCTGTCCGAAAAGGCACGGTTCATTCGTGACGTGGCGATTCATCGGAAGATGAACGTCTTCAACGAGACGATCGAGCGGATCCATGTTCAGCTTCGGCGGGAAAAGTATGCCGAAGAGATTTGGTCAAAGCTGCTCGACATCAAGACGTACCAGTACACAAAGGAAGAGGTGACCAAGCTCGACACGCTGTGCCAACAGAAGACGTCCGAGCATAACGCCTTGGCGGCCATGAGCGTGTCGGACTTGTGGAAACAAAATCTGAACGCATTGTAGATGTCACTTTCGCTTTTACAAGTTCGAAACTTGACCGATTATACAATACTAAATCCGACACCCGATCCATTATTTTCGGACGATCAGACTCTTCGGTACTTTAAAAATGAGTTTCGAGTGACCGTACCAAACTCGACGATTCAGACCCTACTCGTCAGTTTGCAGGCGACCTTGACCAAACAGGCGTTTCTTGGTCTGCTTCCGGGTCTCCGAGATGCGATCGACGCCATCATTCCACCTGTTCACGAACCGACCTCCCTGAATGATATTCTTTCAGAACTTCGACGGTTCCAGGCATTGGCCGATCCAATAGATCGACAAATTTTGTTCCTCAACTATTTGCCGATGATTTCATATTTTTTGGACGTGAAAACGCTTCGGGACGCGCTCGGCACACCCGGCGAATCGGCCGCCGTCGACGCATTCGTCACAGACTTTGCGACCCGGCTCACGACGCTCAAAAATCAAGTGACTCAGGCAACGCCTGCGGCGCCTCCGTTTGGTCGTACCGGCCTTGCGCCAGCTTATGTTCAGTATCGCAAAAGTTATCAGATTGCTCGGAACGACACGGACCGTCTCCGGTCACTGACCGCCTATCGCAACTTTATGAATAACATTATCGACGGTGGAACACGGGAAGTCGAAGAACTTCCGACGACCACATCGGTCCAAGGGTTTTATACACCGTCGTTCGACCCTAACGCCGGGAACTTTATGTTGTACATTACGGAAGCGACTCCTGGCCTCGAGATTAAACCTGGGTGGTCCGTACTTGGTCTGTCAGGAATTTACGGAAATGTCACGGTCCAGTCGTACACTGCAAATGTGTACTCGGACGCGCTCATCAATCCGGGGCCACCGGCTGTGTCGTTCCCGTTCGTCTCGAACGCAGTTGTCGTTTCGGACATGCCCAACTTGGACATCCGCCCGAGTTCAATGTTGCGTTTTACACTTTCGCCACCCGTTGATGCAAACGTTACCGTGACCGGAAATGTCACGGCCGCACCGAGTTTCGCTCTTTATGACGCACGAGTATACGACGACACAAACATTGTCGGTCATGCCGACATCGTTCGCGACCTCAATTCGAACGTCTCGACAAGTGAGGGCCGCGAGGTGTATCACACGGTGGTTGACCGCGGTTCTGGAACCGGTGCGCTCATTTCCATGGCGGCGATTGGTGCCCAAGAACCTTACATGTTCGGTGGCCAATCAAACTGGATTCCGGAAGTGAAGCAGCACACGGCATTTTCACTCACTCAACGAGTTTCGTTACCATTGTCGAACGTCGGAGGATATCTCGGAAAAACTGTCCAGGTGGATCTCTTCCCGAGAGAGTGCGGCGACCTTTTGTCGAACATGTATCTCCAATGTTCCTTGCCGGCGTTGCCGTCCGGAAATGCATACACGGAACTCATTGGTCGGGCAATCATCGACAAGGTGGAATTTTTGGTCGACGGCATTGTTTACGAAAGTATCACCGACGATTGGTACGTGATTCACGACCAACTCTTTCTTGACGCGGACGAGAAGCTCGGCATGTATCAGGCGGTCAGCAACGGCACACCCGAGGGCACGAACGTCGATGCAACCTCGGCCATCAATCTCATCGTGCCGCTCGACTTTTTCTTTTGTCACCGTTTCACACACGGTCGAAAACGCGACAAGCCATACTTTCCATTGTGCGCCGTCACACTGTCGACCGTGTCCGTCCGTTTCACATTCAATAAACAGTCATGGATCACGGCATCGACTAATCCGTTCGACTTGATAAATCCACGGTTACTCATCGAGGAGGTGCACCTGTCACCTGAAGAACGCATGTACTACCGGTCGCGCCCATTGACATTCAAGGTACCGCGCGTCTGGAAGGAGGCCAAGCAAACGTACACGAACGGTCTGGCCCGACTCGACTTTACGGCCAATTTTCCAGTGACAATGATGGTCTGGTTCGTGCGTAACAAGACGTACGAAGCGGACGATCGAAACTATTTTGAGTCGCGGTACTCCTATGGATACACGTCCGAGTACATTCAGAGTGCGACGCCCGTGACATTCTTTAACGGTGTGTCGCTCAGGTACATTGATACGATAGAATACGCGACACTGTACCTCAACAACAATAACGTCCTATCCAACTTTCCGGGCGGTTTGTACTATACATTCAAACAGCCAATCGACCACGGTCTCACCGTGCCGACAAAGAGCATGTACATGTATTGTTTCAGCGAGCGGCCAGCCATCTACAACTCGGGCGGCGCACTCGACTTTGCGTCACTCAATTCACAGACGTCCCATTTGGATATTAAATTTTTGGACACATATGCACCTCAGATTGCATCCCAGTTTTCTCTAAATCTGTTTTATTATGGCTATGTGACTTTGAGTGTGAAGGACGGTCTGTGCACACTTTTGAGTTAATCATATAGTCGACAATTCCATTCTGGAGACACCACCGAAGGAAGTTGAGCTGGGCGCACGTCGTCGTAAACCCCTTGAACTCGATACGCTCCGTACGACAAAACGGATCGAACAACTTTTTGGAATACCCATCCAGACTCGACTTGTACGCCACGTGGACAGTAAACTGGCGCCCGTTCGGCGTCTGGTACGTGACGTGTTGTTGCTTCGAATAGTTGGTCACGAACCACTCGAGGTTTCGGAGCGAAATACCCTTGCGGTGCGTCAGAATATCGCTCAACTTTTCAAAATGTTCTGGTTGGTCAAAAAACCGCGTCAGGCTTTCGAGCAACAGTTCGGACTTGGCCATTGTCCTAGATGCGTTTCATTTTTTTAAGAACCAAAAATGCAACGAGTCCGACGATGATTGTCCAACCCACTTTGTGATCCATGCGTCCGTACGCCTCTTGAAGCTGTGTATCCTGTGCGTACTCAGCCTTGTAGCCGGGCGGCTTGAACGGCAACCAAAAGTACTGGCCGAGCGGAATCAACGTCGGACCGAGCGCCGGCGTGCACTTGTAGGCCCAGTCGTACCACGCGAGCGCAATGTACGGGAACCACAAGAGAAACAAGAGGACATAGAGGTTTTTCTGCGGCAGGTACCAATAACCGCCGGCGAGCACGAGCGTAAAAATGACACACTTGAGGTTAAACTTGAACGGATAGCCTGGAAACAAGCCACCGGCCATTTATTTTATGACTATAAATTAATATGAGTCTCGTCAATCTGGCATGGGCCACAGTCCGTCGAAATGTCGTGCCGAGGATGAGCCGCGGCAATCTGCAGACTCTACTGATCCACCCCTATGTGAATGCGACCGCAAATAGACGTCGCGTGATTACGAATCAACTGAACGCCCGAAACAGACTGAATGAATTTCGACGCCTGCGCAACAATCTGACTCGTCAGATGAAGTACCATCGCGAAACCGGACAACCAAAAAACAACAAGTTGGCAAACAAATTGTACTCGATCGAGAAGGAACTCTTTGGACAAAGACGCGCGAATATGATGCGACAAAAGAGAAATCGTTAACACTTCCACTTGGCATCGCAGTCCATGCAGGTCACGTAGGTGGTCATCGGCTCGTCTGCGCTGCGCGTCTGCATCTGGTAGTAGGTGGTCTTCTTGCTCTTGCACTTGCCGCACTTGAACATGCCCTCGTACTCCTCATCCATCTTCACCTTGGCCGCCTCAATCTTCAGCTCCTTCGTCTTGAGCGCATACTCCATCTGACTCACCGGTCCCTCTGGCCACAACTGCACAGCCGACATCCCTCCGAGGTCCTTCGCCTTGACCGTCTTTTCTTCAATCGAGTGAACCAGCCCCGGATTCTTCTTCAGGTTGAAGATGACACTCTGGATGCGGTGCTTGTAGCGCCACCGGAACGACCGGTTCTCCCAGCTCGGCGCCTCGCCCATGCGCTTCGTCTGCTGGACCGTCCAGGTGAAGATGGACTTTTCGGCATTCTTGTACTGGGCCTCGTTGACCAACACCTTGGCGAGCTCGGCGACTGCGTAGTCACGGAGGGCGTGGCTGTTGGCCATTGTTGTTCTGTATCTGTGTGAGATGTCTTTACGTGCGTTGCGCCGTGACGCTCGAGACACGACTCGTTTTTTGGCTTAAAAATGTCCTGCGCCATCCTTTCAACAATGACGACCATCACGAAGATTCACCAGCTTATGGAGCGCGAGGCGGAGGCGAAGGAGTCGGTCAAGAACCTGCGCGACGAGCTGAACGAGCTCTTCGAGCAGACTCCGGTGTACAAGAGCGTGTACGACGCGGCGGTCGAGACGACCAAGGCGCACAAGGTGTCGGAGAAGGTGGCCAAGGCGCACGCGCTCAAGGTGGCTCGCATGGTGTACACGCCAAAGGAGGATGCCGAAGCCGACGAGGTATAAAAGGAAGCTCACCTAAACTGTAAATGGAATGGCCGCTATGATTGTGTGCACGTCGGATAACCTGGCGATAGGTAACACGTGTCATTGCTGCGCCGAACGACGTCTCCTCGGGCTCTTACGAGAACAAGCTCGACGAGAAGGTGTCGCGCCCGCCAAGTTTTCGCATTGGCTTCACAGAAAACACGGAACTTTTACCGTGATGAGAATGCGCCGCGACGGCGAACCCGGTATTTCTCTTCCGTGTGTCATTTGTCGAAAGGTGCTCGACCGGATGTGTGTCCAGTGGAGAGCCCACATCGGTTCGGTATGGGTGACGCAATCAAATGCGCCTCCGTCTCGACCGACTCAAAAACAACGCGCGCTCGTGTTTCACAACAGTCTCTTGTCGGTCCCGTCCAGCTGAAGATACCACCTGGCGTTCCGAACCGCCTCCATAACCGTCTTGGCCTCAACTTGCTCGACTGTCACGTACTCGTCAAATTGGACGTCCCACAGACCCGGCTCGGTTTCGGTCGCGTAATAGTTTCGGGTCGACACGTCCGAAATAAAGTCGAACGCGGCCGACTTGGTCGCCGCGTTCACAATCGTGCCGTTGACGAAACGCCACGCCGGAAAGCTCTGCGGCGGATCGGGCTCGGGAACGACGCGACAACAATCCCACATCATCTCGTTTTACGTGTAATACCGAGCGAAGCCTCTAACGTGCTTTTGGCGCGCGCGAGCGGCTTGGCACGCTTGAGCACCAGCTCGTCGACCGGCTGGGTCGTCACGACACCAGGTGCGTTTTTCGGCGCGCCGCGGGTCACGGGTGTCAGGTCCGGCATGATATGTTTTTCCCACGGCATGGTGACCACGTAGTTTGAAGAGCCATCTCGAAACTCCTCGATTGTCATGACACCGCCGAACATCTTGAGCGCGACGCGTTTGGGTGCACATCGTATTGGCGTGTATCTATTTCCGTTTGAGTGCTTACGCATCAACGCAATGTACATTTGCATCTCGCCGGATCTCGGACCGCCCTTGTCTAACGCGTACGTCTTCATACACTCCCACGAACAAAAGTGTCCGGTTGTCGAAAACCGTTTCGTCCGTTCGTCGTACTTGTACGGACAGTGCAATGACGGGCCGACAAAAGAGTGACAACACCACCAACATACAGAGTTGGACGTACCTGACATTATCCGTTAAAGAACACCTTGCTTTAATTAAGAGATGAGTCTTTTATCTATCGATGTCGGAATTAAAAATCTGGCCATGTGCCTTATGGACGCTCGGACAAAGAAGATTCACCAATGGGACGTCAGCGGTGTCCCGCCCCAACACGCCGACGGACTGTTCCCGGCGCTCAAGCATCACCTGGACGCCAAGCCATGGTGCACGACGGCCCATACGGTTCTTATCGAGAAGCAGCCGGATAAGAATCGGACCATCAAGTCGGTCGAGCACTTTTTGCACACTTACTTTTTGTGTCACGACAAGGATGTGATTATATATGACGCCCGGCACAAGGTTCCGGACGTTGCTGGTCCTGGACGTGCCCGCTACATCCAACGTAAGAAGGCGTCGATCGAGCGCTGTCGCGATTTTCTTCAGGCGACCCAGCCCGAGTGGCTGCCGGTGTTCGACAAGCACAAGAAGAAGGATGACCTGGCGGATACGTGTATGCAGGCCCTGAGTTTTGTGAATCGGACACCTGAACCGGACACGGTGACTCTACCAAAGAAACAAAAGGCGCGGAGACCGACCGAGAACCAGACGCGGACCAAGTACTCCAAGGCGAACCTGGCATGGCTGTATACCCAAGGTGAGCACCGGACGAAGCGGTTCGAAAAGGACTTGGCGCGCTACTATCACACGGTGGATGAACTCGTGGCTGAATTTTGTCTCGTCCCAAAGTAGATGGGTGAAGGCGGTGACGCCGTGAAAATGACATTGACGGCCGCTTTCATTTTACTCATACTTTCGGGTATAGCCGCTGGATTATACTTTGGAGTGACAGCTTTTATCAATAAACTCGAAGGCATTCTTCCATCGGAACCTACGTCCAATGTAGCACCGCCACCAGGTGGAGGTGGCGGCGGTGTCGTTATAACGCCACCGAACACGGTCGGTGCCGTGAACATTCAACCGTGGACGGACCCTGCACAGGGAGCTCGTCTCATTGATATTCTAAGTGCAGTTCTTGAAATCGTTGCTGATTTACTCGGAGCTCGACTTCAAAAAGCTATCGATGATGCAGAAGAACGTCGTAGACGTGGATTTGATAGCGAGCGAGGTCGAGTAGAAGAGGCTGAACGTCAAAAACGATCAAGAGCGGCTGCGGATGCCGATGCGGACAATGCCCGACCGGTTGATGACGATGGGACTCGACGGGCTCTTGATGACGAACGAGCCAAAGCTGAAGAGGCTGAACGTCAGAAACGATCAAGAGCGGCCGGTGACGCCGATGCAGACAATGCCCGGCCGGTTGACGACGATGGGACTCGACGGGCTCTGGACGAGGAACGGGCCAAGGCGGAAGAGGCTGAAAGAGGTCGTCAAGCCAGAGCGGCCGGTGACGCCGATGCAGACAATGCCCGGCCGCTCGACAACGATGCGACCCGGAGGGCCCTTGAAGAGGAACGGGCCAAGGCGGAAGAGGCTGAAAAAGGTCGTCGAGCCGGAGCGGCCGGTGATGCCGATGCAAACGTCCGGTCTGTGAGCGGCGATACGGTCCAAAGTGCCCTTAAGCAGCAACTGGTTGACGCTGAAGAGGCTGAACGTCAGAAACGAGCCGGAGCGGCCGGTGATGCCGATGCAAACGTCCGGTCTGTGAGCGGCGATACGGTCCAAAGTGCCCTTAAGCAGCAATTGGTTGACGCTGAAGAGGCC